AAAAATACATGCTGGTCACCCGTAGAATAGGGTCTGTTTATAACGAGCGGTATTTGATACTTTATGGGGCTTATTTAGATGGAAACAACCCAAGTTTGGCTACCGTTCATATCGAGAGTCATGGCAAGGGTATATTGTGCGTAAACCAAGATAGGGACACTTGCGGGGGCAGCAGTAAGAGTGCCTACCAATTGCACGACAGAGCCAAGAGTCGAAAGACCGCTGTAAAGGGCATCGGGGTCGCTGTGTGGTTTCATGCTTTCGGTATCAATCATAAAGAGGGCTTTACCAGTAGTCGATTCAAAGTCTCCTTCGTTCGTTGTTGCTGCGGCACCTGATGGATTATCCAAATAAAACCTTGCGTTAAATGTCGGTAAAGCACCAGATCCGGCAACACGGTGATATGGTGCCAAACTGGATTGGTGGTTAAAGTCGGAAAGTGAACGATGACCGACAGCAATTTCTGCAAATGTCTCCGCCACGTTTGTTGAGGAAACTTGAATCCGTCGTCTTGGATGCTCTTCACCGTTGACACTCAGACTGAATTCTTGAAGGGTTGCGGCGGCACGGTTGCCCACACTGGTGGTCGCTGCGGTATTTAGCGTAGGATAGATACCAAAAGAAACTCGGTCGAGACTGGAGAAACTAAAACCACAGTTGACGTTCAATACACTGTCCCCAGTGACTAGGTTACCTTCTGCGGTTCTAACGTCACTCGTGATAATCTCGAACCGTCCCTGAGTGTTCGCCATGACCATGGCGTTGGCTTCTGCACTCAATCGAACGAAAGACCCGATAAACTCGCAAGGGTTGATGGTGATTTCTGCATCGGTTGCCGCACCAACGGTTCCTTTGGCCGCACTCGCCCACGTGATACGGATTGACAAGGAACTGCGACCCATCACTGGGATATATTTATTCGCTTGAAAAAGCGGGCATAATACTAACGGAATACAGAACGTTTTAGAACCGTTGGTCGCAGGGATAGATGTCAAGTAATCGGCATCAAAGTGAGTGCCTGCAAGACCCCGTCCTAGTCCTTCCTTCCAGTCGACACCAACTTCGGAATCTAGATAAGAATGAACACAGGCACCATATTGAGCAATCGATGAGACCGTCGCACCGTCGCAGAGGATTTCGAGCCTATCTATCAAGGCATATGCTGACTCAAGCATAATTGCGGCCCCATCAGTGTTGTTGACCGTGAATTTCAAATATGAGTCCTGCATGTCTAGGTACGTCGCCATTTGGTTGCCGGCAATGTCGATTCGAGCGGTCTGTCCCGCATTGAATGTCACACCATTCGAACATGGGATGATTTGGCGTGATGCTCGGGAGGACACCGCACGCTGTTTTTTAGAAAGATAATTGAGTCGTTCGCTTGCTACTTCAGCCATTGTTATATATAATATCTATAACATTTTATATATAAAATTAGTAAAATTCAAGTTTCGACCAATTAACCCGCCGTTTCATGTTTTTGTTTTTCTTTCGTGCCATCTCTAATATTTGCGACTTACTATATATCTTTAATAATTCGGGCAATGTGACGGGCGTTTGTTTATTGATTCGTTTCAAGGGGCGACACGCTTTTCCGTCTTTGATTTGTGAACCACATTCCACGACCTTGCCCGTTTTAATAAACGGGATTACCATGACCCATTTTTCTAAATACCATTGAGTCGTCCCACCATTTTGTTTTGTTCCTTTGTATTTACCGCCTCGTGATTTGTATTCTTTGACAATCCATGAAGATGCATAAAGCGAAGGGTACCTTTTATAGCGTTTCTTTGCTTCTTCTTTTACAGTTTCATATAATGCTTTATTTTGCGGTATGCTCATATATGAATAATCTATATTATTTTATTTTAAGGTAGGCGTAAACTGATTATGATAGTTGGCACTTGTCTCCTCTGCATTGTAATAGCAAAATTCTAAAGTCACAACGCCCGTTGTCATATCTTGACGCACAAGATTGTCGGTTCTAAATTCTAATGTAATATTTTGCGGTCTTGCATTTGTTAAAAGTTCGACTTGTTTGCGGTCTACAGTAAAAGAACCGTGGGTGCCGTGGTCTTTTTCATAGTTACAGTGCGAAATGACAGACCATTGATTTGTCTGCGAATAAATGTTTGTTCCCCCGTTGGCGTAATTTATCAAAAGATTTGAGTGTGTCCCAGCGACTGTGAGGTTGGCACCCACGACCGAGACCGTGCAAACGGATGCCCGTTGGTTGGTATAATATCCCGTCGGAATGTTTTCCCATATGAATATTCCGTCGCCTGGGTTGTGTGCGTCCGTAAGCAACAATGTCATGTAGTCTTTGATGTTGTATTGATTCCCGTACATTATATATAATATACTATATATTTTTTAATAAAAACCACTTTTACGTCTTTGAGGTGCTGGCGACGACTCAAACACAACCATGCGGTTTTCTGCCTGTGGCGGTGCCTGTGGCTGTTCAAAGTTGGACGACTGGGAATCCCTAGACTTTTTCCCCATCTTCTGGAGTCCCTTAATATCTTTTTCGATTTCACGGATACCGCTGTCGACCTTTTCGCCGTAATGGGATGCCTTAGATGCTCCCTTTGCTAATCCAATCAACGGGGCTGCGATTTCTGGTTGTCCCAATGACATGGCAAGGGTTGCCCCGACGGTTGCCAAGTCGCTAATCGGTTGCCCGTATTTTGCCGCATACCTTGCTCCCTTCTTAACTCCAAAGATGGCTTTTTGTCCCGCCTTTTTTCCGAATTGAAAAATAGATGATGCTTTTTTTCCAAATATTCCCATTATTATAATATTATCTTATATTTTTTATTTTAGGCTTTTTGCTTTTTGTTTTTGCTTTTTGGGCTTTGGCTGCCAACGCTTTTTCGACGATTTCATTTTCCCGTTCTTTGGATTCGTCCAATAAATAGTCGTTCACCATGGTCGGTAAACGCTTCTTAGAAAAATGCACACATACCGATATAGACCAGTCAATCCCGTTCATGTCCAATAAATCAATATTTGTATCTGTTAAACTGACATTAAAATGGTTCACGGTGGTGTCTGCTATTAGATAAAATTGATTTTCCGTTTGTTGAAATTCTATATAATCCCCAAACCCACAACACACATCAACCTTACTTAGAACGCCGTTAAGATCACCGCCCGAACGGGAGTCGAGTGATTCTATAGATAAATTGTTCATCATGACATATATAGAATCTGTCCCCGATAAATTAACCATTGTTGGGCATGTAAAAGAGTATGCGGGAAGAGTGGGGACTGAATTGGGTGGCAATCCTAATTCTTTATTCATCTTGGTGGCGGTTATCTGTACCGTCTGGGCTAGGCTTGCAAATGTGAACTTATAAGAAGATTCATCAAACGAGCATGTTATGTTATTTCCCACTGCTAAAAGTTCCGCATTGATAGCCTTGACTAATGTTTCCGTATTGTAATTTTTAGGCGGGATTGTTATGTTGGTTGTTCCGTTGAGACTGCCCACCAGTGTCAAAGTGTTGTTGTTGTTGTGGATGTTATAAAATGACACGGGAATCTGGCACGCCGTCAAACCCATAAGGATATGCGTATCTGGTGGACATTTTATAACATTTTCCAAGTAAAAGATAACATTACTATTTCCCGTCCCGTTCATTACTACATCCGCTTTACTGGAATCTAAATATATAGAAACGCTTCCAATATGGGTATCGTTAAGGTTATGAGTTGGCATTTTTATTATTAGACTATATATTTTTTAGAATGGTTCGGCGTGGTTTGTATAGTTTGGGTGGGTCAAACTATAAGGCATCGTGGGTTGATAAAATGGGTTGCTATTTGTTAGCATGTTTTTAGTCTGTGTGACAAGCCCTTGTCCTGTGAGGGTCACGACTGGGTCGGTGACATGTCGTTTAATGTATTCTAAATCTAGCGGGGGTCGGTCGGCTAGAAACATTTGTCCGTCGTAGGTAGCACGGGGGTCAATAGGTCGATGCCCTTGGGCGACAGCGGCAAGGGGTTTTTGTGTTTCGCTGTTCATTGGTGTGTCCATAGTTATATATATATTGAAGACATTTTTTTAATTTAGACTTTTTCTTTTTAACCTTTATTTTGAATTTTATGTTAAATTTTAACTTGAACATATACTATACATGATATTATTTATTAAAAGTCATCATCATCACACTTGAACGTATGGTCTTTTTCTGCAAGACTGTAGGAGGTGACACGTTTTTCGAAGAAGTTGGTTTTTGATTCTAATGAGATAGCCTCCATGAAAGGGTAAGGATTGGGTGTACCGTACAATTTGTCATACCCGAGTTGAACCAACCAAAAGTCGCACACAAATTCTATATACTCACACATGGACGTGCTATTCATCCCCATCAATGAAACTGGCACGGCATCACAGATAAAGGATTTTTCTATATCTGCCCCCTTCCTGTACATGGCATGGATTTCTTTTTGGCTTAGTGGGTGTTTTAATTTCTTGTACAACAACACCGCCATCTCGCAATGCATTCCCTCGTCTCGTGATATAAATTCATTTGATGTAATTAAGCCTGACATACGCCCGCCTTTTGATTTAAGCCAGAAGATCGCCGCAAAAGATGACGAAAAGAAAACCCCTTCGCATATGGCAAAAGCAATAAGTCTATATTTAAACTGACAATCACAGTTCATATATTTAAAGCAAAAGTTCGCTTTTTGCTTTATCGTGTCAATCTCGCTTATGGCGTGCATAAGTCGGCGTTGTTCTTCTTTTTTAGGGATGATGGTTTGTAACAAAATAGAATATGTTTCGCTGTGGATATCCTCCATTGCCATTTGCCAATGGTAACACGTAAGGATTATCGGGACTTCAATGTCTTCACAGAATCGGGTGCTTATATTTTCATTCACTATTAAATCACTGCCCGCAAAGAACGCTATTACGTACGATATAAACCGCTGTTCGCCCTCGCTCATAGCCTCAAATGCTTTGGCATCATCACCGAAATCAACCTCGGGAGGTGTCCAAAAACAAGACTGTTGTTTTTTATAAAGTTGGTAGATGTCGTCATGTTCTTGTAGTCCTGCCGTGAAAACATATTTATCGTCTTTCAAGGGTTGTAACAGCGGTTCACGTTCGTCCAATGGATTCATGATATTGTATAATTACTAAAGATTTTTATACTATATCTTCCGCCCGTCGTTCGATGCTCTGCGTTTGGGGGATTTCTAAATCATGGCTAGAATCGCCACGGCTTACCGTCCGCAATTGGATATGCTCGTCACAACATGACGACGACGATGCTATCCGCATGCGGTATACCTTGTACGCCAACACGATTAAAAAAGCACTGCCTGCCCCCTCTACGGAATATTGTGAAATCTCACTAAACTCCATCTATATCTTATGAATAATAAAAAAATCCTTGTAGGTCTTATATTTCTTCCCGTGCGTCCGTGGTTTGAAATCGTTATAGGAAATTTTCCCTTTTGTGAAATTTATTATATCTTTTTGATAACAAAAGATGCGGTTAAATATTATCTCGCCCTCGGTGTCTACAATGGACAATTTATACATTATATATTAGGATTACTTTTTATTTTTATCTTTGTTTTTTTTTACGGTTTTTGTTTTTGTCTTAACTTTAATTGATTTGGTTGCTTTCTTTTGGTCTTCACCAAGTTCTTTAAAAAACTCATCTTCCTCCCTTTGTTGTTTCATTTCGGAAAGGCGGTTTCTTAACTGTGCCATTTTAGCCCCTTGGTTTTTAATTAATTCAACAATAAACTGGTCTTCTCCCCATTTAACCCTTTTACCACTGTCTCTTTGTTTGTCTAGGACTTCTTCAAAAAAATCATCCAACATAGGATTTCCCTTATATTTAAACGCTGACTTACTTCCCGAAGGTCTGCCTAGTCGTTTATTCAACGTCTCGTCGGGTGTTTTTTGTGGTTGTGTTCCAAGTTCTGGTCTTTCGTTTTGCTGTGGGTCTACGGATGATGATACCTTTGATGGGTCTGGTGTCGTGGGCGGTGACGATGGTGGCATTTCTATGGCGAATCCGTCGTCATATATATCTTTTAACGCTTCCATTGCTCCCGTGTTTCCCGCTATCTGCTGGGTTGCTTCCGTGTTCATAGCCCCCTGCTGTGCCAAAAATGCCATACCCTTGTCCATATCGCTTCGTAGTGTTGAAAACGCATTTATCCCACGGGTCATATCTGCTTGTAGTCCCGAAATGGCATTGCCCCCACGGGTTATATCTGTTTGTAGTTTAAGCACTTTATTGCCTTGTTCGTCTATTGAACCCCGCACGGATTCCAAGTCACGGGTAATTCCTTGCGTTAAGGACTCTCTCATCATGTCTAGGGCTTGTTGTTGTCGGTCGGCAGTATTCTGCATCCCTTGTTGTACTTCTTGTCGATATTCTAGTTGTGATTGTGCCACAGCGTCCAGTGCTTTGCGGGCATCCTCTAACCCTAAACGGGTAGATTCTCGAGTGTCCTTAACCTCTGTTCTTATATTCCCCTGCATAATGTCTAAGGCTTTTTGTTGTCGTTCCGCATTTTCCCTTATGGCTCGGTTGACACCCTCTTGGAATGCCGTGTCCCTAATGCCTCCCGCTGTTTGCTGGTTTTGTACGTTTATTACTTGCGTCCCTAACCCGTCTACCCTTCTTCGTAACACGTCAAAATTACCCGTAAGGTCTTTTAAATCCAAACCCTGTTGCATCGCACTAGAACGAATCCCGCTAACATTTTGCATTATATTGGTATTCATTTCAGCCTGTCGGGAGTTGTTCGATAAATTGCCCCTTCCACGTTGCCCCCTCATACTGGTCGTACGTGCGGCGAATCCTTTTGCGGTCTTTGGCATTTTGGGTTTTGGGTCTGCTCCTGATTTTCCGACATTGATATTTATAGTGATGCCTTTTGGGATTTTGGACTTGTCCTTCTTCTTCGGTTTCTTCTTGCCTTTTTTGGTCTTCTTTTTCTTCGTCCTTTTGGTGATGGGGTTTTTGTCTTGTTCCGTTTTTGACATTATATATTATCATTATATATTTAATCTAAAATAATTTCTTCAAAATTTTTGAAAAAGCGATAGCACGACGATTTTTTTAAGGTCTGATCTATCATAAGATGGTTGTACCTTCCATTAAAAATAAAGTTGAACAAGTCTAAAGAATTTCTTTTATGTATCGGCAACAGTTCCCCGCATATCGCTTCCTGTTCCTGCATGGTCTTCGGTCTAAACAAAAAAATGACATTGGCGTTGTTCCGTATCTGGGTTGGTAGTTGGCGGTATGATTGGACTAATATGATGCATGTTAAATTTTTATGCCGTCTGTTCTGTAAAGTCTTCGTGAGTAGGGTCTCGTTATGCCTGTTTTGGCGTAGGGCGGCGGCTACATCATCCAATATCAAAAGATTAAACTTTGTTTCGCCGTCTTGTTCTCCTTCCATCATGGAGGCATCCAAATGCCCGTCAAGGTCTTCCATGCATTCATGAAAGTCATCATATTTTTGTGATTTTGGAATTTTGAAAACGTCCTGCTTAAGAGTCGCCAGACTGGGTGATGTTAAAATAACTTTATGAAAACACTTACGGAAACTTTGCTTATATCCGTTGATTGACCCTGCCTTGCTTATTAGATTTGTCATCAAACTCGTCTTGCCTGACCCACTGGAACCAACAATTAAGATAAGGCTACCGTTGACTATGATATCCAACGGCGGGACGATATTTTTACATAGCGTGTGGTCTGTATCCATCGGGACGGCTCCATAATTTATGTTGTCGTTTGGGATTGTTTTATACATCTTATATATATATAATCATAATATTTTATTGATTCATTTAAATATGAGAGTAGGGCGGTATGCTTGTTGTGGTGGTTGTGGTGTGGGTGGTCTTGGTGGCGGTGTGTCGCTGTCGCTGTCGCTCTCGCTCTCGCTACTGCTACTAACATAAACCTTTTTGGGTTTCCGTTTTGGTTTTGGTTTTGCCTTCTTCTTCTTTTTCTTGCTTACATACACGATCTCGTCCTCACTGCTGTCACTGCTGTCGGATTCAACAACGACTACCTTTTTTTTAGGCTTCTTCTTGGTCTGTTTGGCTTCTTTAGCCTCTCCTTCAAGCCTTTCAAGTTTGGATTTAGCCATCGCCAAAGCCATATTTTTCCTACTCTTTTCACGGCCTCGGGCAAGTGCTTCTTTTTGTGCCTGACTCAATGGAGGCCTACCCTTTCGGGCGGGTTTTTGGATTGATTCGGGTTCGGGTTCTGGTTCGTTGGTGTCTTCAATTTCTGCGGTGTTTGGTTCTACGTCGGGGGATTCCATTGTTTATAACATTCTATAGGTTTTTAAATTATATATTTTTCCAGCGGTGGAGATTTTAATTCTGCTCTGCAGCATTTAGATATTTAAAATAAAACCTATAGATTATATATATACAATGGCAACCAACGAAGAAGAACCACCACAAAAGCAACTAATCGATGATGATTTGGACGAGAACCCCGAGAAATGGAAGCCCATCCCCGCTTCAATGTTAGGCATGTTCGGGACAAATGACAATACGGATGTCGTCGATAAAACAAATTGGGACGCTTTGGACTACAGTACGGGGCGTGATATTAATTGGTACCGTGAACGGTTTGGCGGTTTCGGGGAAGATGTGCTGGAGATATTGGCACATTGCGACGGCACCAACACTAAGAAGGATAGCAACGGCAAAAACCACTATGATAAAAAACAAGACTTGGAAGAAGAACTAAAAAAAAAACTAACGGTTAGTTTTGATTGATACAATATTTTGATAAGTGCATAATCATATAATAACATAACTTGTGTTTATTGAATATTTGCTGACGGATGATGCATACATGTACCTTTCGTTGACGTAATAGAAACCATTGACGCTTCCAATATTCTAAAGTGCTACCGTGGTATGTCTCGTATATGGACGGGGGTATGTTCATAGTGTTGCTAGTGTCTAATACGGTCTTATAAACTCGTGCCTTCTCGGTTGATACCATTTTAATATATATTATATAAGTATATTATAATGAGTAAAAATTTACGTGGGCTGAGCGGTTCAAGTGTTACAATAAATTTACTCGACATTGATGCGAATTCTGTGACGGCTACTACTGGCACTTTTACGGACATAATTGCGACCAACTATTCGATAAATAACGTTTCTATAAGCAACCTTATTGTAAGTGGTGTGGTTCGTCTAACTGGGATTGTAGATGCCCCCGTGACGTTACTTCCCGAACATGAGATTTTAATAAAAGACCCTTACACAAACTTGGTTTATAAATTCTCAAGTCTGGTTTTTAACGCTGGCACGGGTTCTTTAAAAAGTCCAGACATCATAACGGCTACGATGACAGTAGGAGACATATATGTGACTGGCATTCTTACTTTGGCGGGTTCTATGCCAGCCCTTCAGGTGACGGGACAAACAGATTTAGGTACGGGGTTAAGCATCCAGTCACTTGCGTCCGTGGCAAGCAATAGCGTGCATCCCTTAGTTTTATGGAATTCTACAACAAAAAATATATCACAGGATAACACAAAACTATATTATGATACATCAACGGACACCTTATACAGTCCAAGCATAAGCGTCACCAACTTCAATATCGTCCCCGTGACTCGATCGGATGATGTGGAATATCCAGTCGTGTTTTTTGATGACAATACGGATAATCTAGCCGTCGATAGTGTATCTAATGCTTTTACGTTTAATCCGTCGACCAATAAATTGAAAACTATTTATGTCGATATTACATTTGATTTGGTAACGGGTCGTGATACATTTTTGGGCGGTCGTCTGTATGTAAACAACATAAACCCAGTTCAAAGCGGTGCAACATACGGGGAGCAATATCCGCTTATATTATGGCACAGAAATGCAACTAGTGGAAGTAAGGATGTCGCACAAGATTTTCAAAACTTATATTATGACACTACAACCAATACGCTATATGCCCCAAATATATCCGCAACTATAACAAATTTACAAATCGTAGCAATAAATAAGAGCGACAATATTGACTATCCAGTGACCTTTCATGATACCACCCTTAACAAGGTATGCAAAGACCTGACGGACTCAAGTTTCCGATATAATCCATCATCAAATAAACTATCAATATACAACGGAAATGTCGAATTTAATCTAGAAGTGTCGAATTATACATTTTTGGGTAGCAACGTATATGTCAACACTCTTAAACCCGTCGTAACCAATACGACATACCCGCTTTTATTATGGGATAATACGGGAGCATTGGACGACCGAGCAATATCAACCGACACAACAAAACTATATTATGACACAACAAGCGATACAATGTATGCCCCAAATATTACCGTCAATACCGTGTTGAATGCAGTCGATGCCACCATTACGGGCGATATGGATGTCAGCGGGGATGTCACAATTGTGGCAGTCAATGCAACGGTAACACCAGCCAATACAAATTGTCGGCTTTTATTTCTTGAAGGCAGTACCTTGACGGGGAGAATCTCGGGTAATGGCTGTTATTACAACCCCGACGGCGATGTGATGTTCGCCAACCGTTTGCAAGGGACTGTGCATTCTCGTAGCCCGCTTTTTTTGATTACATCTTTGGGGCTTGGAAATGCTTCCATTCAACAAGCCACCCACAGCGATGACGAAGTTTATCTAAGATACGGACAATCATTTGGTCATCTTTTTAGGATAGGTACTTTGCCATCTTTGTTAATAACAACTAGCCTATCTACTATATATACCCCGTTTAGATGTGATGGCGATTGTACGATTGAATATAAACCCGCCTTAGCGTCCGAAGCGAGAGATATGCGGGTTGTGGTTAGTGATGTAGGAGCCAGCGACAAGACGATAAAACAGCATAATCAGTTTACATTTAATCCGTCCACGACATTGCTATCAGTTCCAAACATTGATGCTACTGCGGTAACGACTGGGACGTTGCAATGTGACAATGTATTAACGTTAAATTCCGTACCAACCGCCCCAATAAACGCAAATACGGATATATTGCTTTTGGCTTCATCAACCAACCAAATAACAAAATCTGGGATAACCTTTAACCCATCGGGTAGTGTTTTGTCTACGGGGAACATAACTTTGACTGGGGCTATATCCGCTTTATCGGTAACCACAACCAGCAATGCCACTATCGGCGGTAATTTGGACGTAACAAACAACATGACAGTTAGCGGGGCTTTTACATGTGGCGACATAAACTTTGGTAATCTAGATGCTACAAGTGCCAGCGGTAAAATAACAGTACAACAACCGATACAATATGGTGCGGGGGTATTTTCACAACCCCTAAATTATACAATTAGAATAGGCACCACTGACTTAATTAGGACGATAGATACGGCTTCAGGTACTGGATTTAATAGTGGTAAATATGGGAACGGTGTGACGCTGTCAATTTTGCGGTCTGGTGTAAAAGCAACATCTTATGGTCAAGACAGCGAACTTATTACATGGAACCCCTACATAGACGCAACCAACACCGCCACAAATTTTACACTAGGAGGGCTTCCGGGACTGTGGGATATTAAAATGACTTGTAAATATACATCAGCCCAATTGGGTAACAGCAATCGGGTAAACCCTATCGTTAGGGCGGTATTAAACAATACTACAACCATTGATGGGGGTGACCAAAGTTCTTATATTCGTCACAATGTGGGGCGGGTAGGAGGTATTGTTTGGCATAATAAAATATACCTTAATGCAAGCGACAGCATCCGATTTGATACTTATGCGAATTTTGGTGCGGTTATAAATTATACAAGCATTATAGCATCTACGGACTTTGACTTGTCCGACTTTATGTTTATTGCAACATTTCTGGGTCCACTCGACGAATATGACAAAACACCCGCATAAAATATCTAAACATGATATATATATGACATGGCTTTATTGTATTGCTTTGTTATTGGTTGCTGTGGTGTGGAGTTGTTTATAAAAAATATCTAATGAATTATAACATGACAACGTTAATTTATTTTGGTAAATCAACAAGAGATAAAAAAAGGTTTGTTGCAGTTTTTGACAATCCACGGCGGACAACGCATTTTGGATTACTTGGGGCAAACACGTATATCGACGGTGCGGATAAGTCTGTCCGATCTAATTATTTGAAACGCCATGCCGTAGACCTGCGGGGCGACAAATTAAAGGCTGGTTATCTCTCCTACTACGTCACATGGGGTAAACATCGGGACGTTGAAAAGAATTTGAAATCGTATTTGAAACGGTTCAACATCAAAGATAAAAGGGCTTAAGAATATATATACATATTATAATAAAATGAATAAAGCACAATACCAGAAAGCGTATCAAGCAATGTATAAGAAAAACCCAGAGTTTAAAATAAAACGGCATGAGAGCCTGCAACGGTGGACATGCGAGTGTGGCGGCAAAACTGACAGCGATCACAAGAACCAACACTATGCGTCGAAGAAGCATCAACGGTATCTTATGAACATGGACATGATTGATTTTATCCCACCTCCTTTTGAAAGTGTATGCTTTAGTGATTTTGAAAGCAACGCCCCTTTTAGTGTAACAGATAGCGATGACGTGGACATGTCTTTTTTGGATGATTTTGATATGACCGCCTCGGTGTTTTCGGACGATGACGATGATGTTGAATTGAATTACGACTCCAACCGCATTTAAACGCAGTAAAGGGGGTTAAAGATTAATATAGAACCAATATATATAATGACGATTGACAATACGGACACGAATGATGAAAAGACATATGAATATGTTGGAAAGTGGAAGGTACTGTTTGGCATGCACAAAGGAAAGTTTTATAAAGACGTTGATGACTCGTATTTAAAATGGGTTTGGGACAAGGGAATTGTCAATAACGATAAAGTGAATGAATATATTAGCGAGAGACTAAACCTATAAACGCAATGCGTTAAAAGGGTTTAAAGATAAATATATACTATATTATATATATAACAATGGAGAATAACGCAGAACTCGTAAAAACCTTTTTGGATGAACTCGACATTGGTGCCACCACCAAGAAAGACTACACCGTGAAATTGAACAAACTGTCAAAGGAGATTAAACTCGATGACACGGAGGACAACCTTGCAACCTTTTTTAATAAAATTGAAAACCCAAACACCAGAAGCAATAAAATATTCGTGGTAATCAGGCTTAGGCGACATTTTAAAATGCCGACATCTTTGTTGGAAGACATGCGGGCAGACCTCAAAAAGGAAATCGTTATCCACCGCAAACAGAAGGCAAAAGACAATGTCGAATCCTTAGTCAGTTATGAAGAACTGCTAAAAGAATTAGACACCAAGACGGGACGGGAGTACTACATGAACCACATGTACGCAAAACACGGAGTCCGTAACAAAGACATAAATGTGAAAATCGTTCACAAGACTCCCAAGCAAGACCCGACCGAAAACACCATGGTTTTTAATCCAAAATTGAAAAAGCCACTAATCAAAATGTATATCGTTGACTACAAGACCGCCGACACTTACGGTGACAAATATTTCGAAATCAAAGACCAAAGGCTTTACGACGAAATCAAAAGCCTATCATTGAAAAACAACGACTACATGTTTGCAACACGGGACGGACAAAAAGTTAATGTAAATTATATGAATGTATTGGCAACCAAAAACAGCCTTTTCAAATACGGCGAAGGACGCATCGCCAAAATATACATTAAACATCTACTCGATTCGCAGCAGTTCGACCAGATTGAGAAGCTTTCGAAACAGAGAGGTACCAGCTTAGGCACAATCTACACGAGTTATAACATCATGGACAACAAATAGACACATAAAATAAAATCATAAAATAAAAAATGCCACTGACAATAAAAAAGTTGGTGGCATTTTTTATTTTATATTAAGGGTATATAAAGGATGTATTCCTTTTTGGGGTTGTGCGTTTTATAAATGGTTTAAAGATGTATAGATATATATATTAAAAAGATGATTGACGATAAAAAGATTATCGAGTGTTCATTCGACAACGGCGTGCCTAAGTTTGCATATGGGTGGAAAGATAAAAAGGAGTTTAAAACTTTTGATGAGTGCCGTGGCGATAGTGCGGTTATGTGTGGTAGTTGGTTCAAAGACGGGAGCCGTGCCAAATTCCACCACGACAACGACATTTTTATTGTGGACTTGGATTTCTACAAACCGAAAAACGAATGGGAGATTGAGACACACCCGTTTATTTTAAAGTTTGGTGACTTTATCAAAAAGTTCAACACGTTCACAGTCAAGACCAAGTCGGGTGGGTATCATCTGTATTTTAACTACGACGAACGATTTGACAAAACCAACATTAACCCGTTTTGCGACGACGGCGAAAAATTGGACATTGATATTATTTCGAATGATGGCTTGGTGTTTTCTCCCCGTTGTACCAACTACGAGATATGCAAAAACAAATCCATCAAAGACATCCCCGAGAGTCTTGCCGATTGGCTATTATCACGCATACCAACCAAGAAACAACCAACCAAGAAACAATCACCCAAACAACAACCAACCAAACAACCACCACCACCGCCCGCCACATGCGACGGCGAACTTTTGGAAATATGCCAAAACATAGACGTTGAATATATTGACAATTTTCGAGACTGGTTAAAAATCATATGGGCTTGTGCAAGTATCGAGAATGAGGACTTGGCGATTGGTATTTCCAAACGTGGGGCAAAGTGGAACGAAGAATCGTTTGACAATTACTACAACAGGTACGAGGACGGCCGAGGGATCACGAAAGCCGTTCTTTATTATTATTCCAAAATGTCAAATCAAGACCAACATTTTAAGATTATGAAGAAGCACCACCAGTTCACAGAAATTGAGAAACCACAAGACCAAGAAATAGCCATCACGTTTTGCAAGTTCTTCGGGACTGATTTCATAGTGAATGATAAAAAAGAGTATTATTTCAACGGTGTCTTCTGGGAACAAAAATCAGTAGAACATAAAATCAAAATGAAACTTTATGAAGACCTCAAACAATTGTATAAAAAGATGATTGTCCTACCCACGACCGAAGAAATTATTAAACAAAATAAAAAGATTGATGTCGTTGTGAAATATTTAGGCACCGAATCAAAAGTCCATTCCATTTACAAAGTTATTAAAACATACATCATCAACGAGGACATTCAATTCGACAACAAGCCACATATTTTCAATTTCAAAAATAAATGTTATGACCTGCACGCAAACGAATGGATTGAGCCGAATAAATTCGACTACGTGAGCCAATCAACGAGACGGTCATATATCAAACCAAGCAAGGAAAAGGTCGAAATGTTAAAGGCTGAGATTGTCAAAATATTCCCGAACGAAGAAGAACGCACGCTATATATGACGGTTCTAGCGACCGCCCTATATGGAAAGACCCTTGAAAAATTCACCGTGGCAAACGGCACAGGCGGTAACGGGAAGGGGATGTTGAACGAGTTGATGATGTTCATGATGGGCGACTATGGGATTAACGCCGATTGCTCTATTGTTCTAGGCAACGGAAAGCCCAAGGATGGCCCGAATGCCGAGTTGGCAAGCATTGCTAAAAAACGGCTAGTCATCATGACCGAGCCAAACGAGAAGCAAAAAATAAATATTGCAGTTATTAAAAAAATGACGGGTGGCGATTCCATCACAGCAAGAGCATGCCACAGCAACAAAACGGAACATGACATTTTTATTACGCTTATCATGGAGTGCAACAAGAAGCCACAACTAGATGGACGCATGGACAAGGCAATATTGCGGCGGATATTGGACGTGCCGTTCCGTGCCACCTTTACAGACGACCCCGCCCAGTTCGAAGGCGAACCGCATGTATATATTGGAGATTCGAACGCAAAGTCACGAGACAACAAGATTGCCCAATATAGTTCACTGTTTAATATCTTGTTGGAATATTGGAAAATGTATCAAAGCAATAATCAAACGCTATTTGTACCCGAATCAATCAAACAACGCAACATAGAATATATGAAAGCATCCGACGACATATTGCAGTTTTTGGAAACTAACTACGAAAAGACGGACAATCCCAAAGATTTCATAAGGTTCAAAGATGTCTTCCAGCAATATAAATATATTGTATACAAAAAGGCAAGCATGAAAGAAGTACGTGAAAAGGTGGACGAAAACGACTTTATAAACTATCACAAAGAAAAACAAATCGACGGGAAGAAGTTGAAGTCAATCATAACAGGGTATAAGATGAAGGAAGAAGACGACGAAGAAAATGGCGGAGGATTCAAGGAGAACCCAAAATATAAGAATCTGTAAATAATAGATAATAGATAATAGATAATAGATAATAAAATTTAATTTAATTGGAAAGTCTGTATTTTATATAATGCTTAAGGTCATGGTCAAACCATAGGTCATTTTCAACGCACCATTTAAGGTAACTGTCGGGGACATCTTTCCACTGCGTTGTTTTGTATTTTCCAAAGCGGGGGTTTTGGCTTCCGCAATATTTGATAATGGTGGCGAGGTACTCCGCTTTTTTAACTCGCTTTTTGATAATCTTGCGGCACATTTTTTTAACATCTTTCTTGTGTGTCTGTGCTTGTGCCATCTGTCGTTTAGTCTCAGGCATGAACTTTTTAATGCAACACGACCCGACAACGGTCGGGTCGTGTCCTCGTCTTGATACGATGCAGTTTAATTCAATGTAATGTCCGCACATGCAATGGTTCGTATATTCTGGGATTGGTTCGAGTAGTGAGTGAACCCCATGCCCCTTATCCTCCTTAGATAGGAGATTCCCGCAATGATCCCAGAGTGTTTCCAACTCTTCAATGTCAGCATTATATAACTTTTTAAAGTTACCATAAAACGTTTTTGCCCAATGTGATGTCATGGATAATGTAATGTGTTGTTATCTCTAGTGTACCACACCCCTTTATATCAGTTATGGGGAAGCCACGCAA